AAGACCTTAATGCAGCCGTAGTTTCTGGTACTGACATGGGTGGCGTTAAGTGGAGGACTGGGGACAGCACCGTATCAGGCTCCAATCGCATAACTGCTGCAATTAGGGCAGAGGGTGACGGGACTTTTAATGCTGTCGATAAGGCTCCAACTAAGTTAGTTTTTTCAACCCACGGCAATTCTGGCGCTGACCCTGTTGATAGGATGACCATTAACAGCGACGGCGAAATCAGCTTCTACGAGGACACAGGCACCACGGCAAAGTTCTTCTGGGATGCGAGTGCTGAGTCGTTGGGCATTGGGACGACAAGCCTATCAACAAACTCAATCATTAAAGAAGTCCATATTGATTCGCCATACACCAACGGTTTATCTCGTCTTCGGTTATCATCTTCTGTAGAAAATCTAGAAGCAATAGTCGGACTTAGTGGTTATCTTGGTGAGGATGCTTTATATTTTGCGATTGGCTCAAGTGGAGACGGAAGTGCCACAGAACGCATGCGCATCGACAGCAGCGGAAACGTTGGTATTGGGAACGCATCACCTGACGGACAGCTTACAGTGGGCGACACTTCGACATCTGGTGACATCAGCATTCGCATCAAAGGTGACGCAACCAGCCGTGGTTTTCTCATGTTTGGTGACGCAGGTGGCGCACAGCTTGGCGACATCATGTATGACCACAGCACCAATAATATGCGATTTAGGGTAAACAATTCAGAAGCCATGCGCATCGACAGCAGCGGTAATGTTGGTATTGGGACCGGTTCGCCTTACACTACGCTTGATTTGTCTGGCGGGACGAAAAACCAAGTTGCAATTTTCAGGTCTACTGATGCTACGGCTACAATCGGCTTTGCGGACAACACAACACCCCTAACTGCTAACCTTTCGTATGTCACTATTGGCGCTACAGGCTCCTCAATGGTGTTCAATACAAACCTGAACGAACGTATGCGCATCGACAGCAGCGGTAATGTGGGCATTGGGACGACAAGTCCGTCAACTTTCTTAGACATTGATGCATCCCAGTCAGTTTCGTATGTGGCTACATCGAATAATGATGTTTACTTTGAGATAGCCAACAGAACAGAGGCTAACGGTCAATTTAGCGGTATGCGTTTCTTAACAGAAAATTCAAACGGAGTTGCATCTTGGTGGAATGTAGGCGCTATATCTACAGCCTCAAACTACGATACTGATTTAGTTTTTCAGCGACGCACTGGGTCTTCAACCTATGCGGAAGCCATGCGCATCGACAGCAGCGGATCGGTAGGCATTGGGACAGATTCGCCAGCTAGACAAGTTCATATGCACAACGCATCTGGCGATAATAACTTTCACATCACTAACTCCACCACAGGTTCTACTGCTACTGATGGATTTAGTATAGTAAGCCAATCCGCTACAAATGACGTACTGTTCAATCAGCGTGAGACTGCAAACATGCGGTTTTTTACAGCTAATGATGAAAAAATGCGCATCGACAGCAGCGGTAACTTGCTGGTGGGGACTACTGATTTAACGCTATATGACGAAACAAACGGCGGTGAAACAGGCTTTGCACTACGTCCTGACGGCAGACTGTATAATGCTGCTCAAGGAAATACGTCTGCAATCTTTAACCGCTTGGGAACAGGTGGCACTGAAAACGGCAGCATTTTACAATTTAGGTCAAACGGCACCACTGTGGGGAGTATTGGGACACAGGGTGGTGACATTGGCTTAACCACATCTGCAAATGCAAGGTCTGTTTATATTGGCGGAGCTAATAGTGGTGGCTCTACTCGTTACCTAAACTTTGACTTAGACGCTCAAGCTGGGGGGTCATCGTCTGGAAATGAGGGCGGGGCGTTTTTCTCATCTGTTGACGATGTTACGGATTTAGGGGCAGCATCAAACCGCTTTCATGACCTCTACCTTTCTGGCGGTGTCGTCTTTGGCGATGCTGGCGGCTCTGGTACGTCCACAAGCAACACGCTGGATTCGTATGAGGAGGGGACGTTTACTCCTACGGCCTTTGGAAATTCCACCGCTGGGACCACTACCTATGCGTCCCAAACTGGGTCTTACACCAAAGTTGGCGATACGGTTCATGTAAATATTTATATTTCTTGGACTGCTATGACTGGTACTGGCGATTTAAGAATAGGTGGTTTGCCATTCACGTCTTCTAGCGCATCTAATTATTTTTCTACTGGCACTATTGTTCCTTTGCTAGGCTTTACTTGGCCTTCTGGAAAAACCCAGCTAAATCCAATTATCAGCGCTAGTGATACAGCAATGTCTATTTACGGCTCGGCTACTGATTCAAACTCAGACGGAGCAGCAACGGATAGTGAGATAGTCGCTCTTGCAATAACGATGACTTATAAAGTTTGATTATAGCCCACTGCATAGCTTTGGGCCGGACAGTCCACACGCCATAAAGGAGATAAACAATGGCATTAACAGAAGAAACAGTCGAAGACAAAATTGAAATTGTCGGTGACTTCAAGCACGTTCAGGTGCGCACATCCACGGTCATCAAGCGTGACGGCGCAGAGATCAGCCGATCATTCTCACGCCATGTTGTTGCACCAGATGCAGACATCACAGGCGAAAGCGCAGAGGTTCAAGCCATCTGTGCAGCCGTCCACACACAAGCGGTTAAGGATGCTTACGCCGCCCATCTAGCCGCACAGGAGGTTTAACCTATGGCAATTACTTACACTTGGACTATCCCCACCTGCGAACACGACATCGCAACAGGTGGAATTAACGTAGTACACTGGCGTTGCACAGGCGTAGACGGAGATCAATCTGCGTCATCGTATGGCACAGTGGGCTTAACACCTGACCCATCTGCCGCTGACTTTGTTGCGTATGATGACGTGACTGAAGCACAGGCGCAAGCATGGGTCTGGGCCAGCGTATCACAGGCTGATACGGAAGCTGCTATCGCTGCAAAGATTGACGCATTAATTAACCCAACCGCTGCCTCGGGAACACCTTGGGCTGCTTAACTTAACTTAAAAGGAGATCACGATGGCCGAAGATAAAAAGGTAATCACGATCAACGATGTTGACTACACAGAAGACCAGCTAACCGATCAGCAGAAAGTGATAATTAACCATATCAACTCTTTGCAACAAAAGATCAACTCGGCCCAGTTTAACTTGGATCAGTTGATGGTCGGCAAGGATGCTTTTGTAAACATGCTGACAGCTTCTCTTGATGCACCAGCGGAAGACGAAGCTGAATAGCTTGCACAACATAACGCAACTGGCCAGCTATATGCTGGCCTTTTGCATATTTGGTACAATGTGCTATATTGGCCGCAATGCGTTTTCCGAGAGGCGACAATGGCTTTAATTGATCTAAACATTCCAGCTGGCGTCTATCGCAACGGCACTGACTTGCAGAGCATGGGCCGCTGGCGTGACGCAAGCCTTATTCGCTGGCATGACGGCGTTATGCGCCCGGTAGGCGGTTGGCGCACGCGCAGCAATAATGCGGCAAATGCAAGCATACGCGGCATGACCACTTGGATCACAAATAACAGCGACCGCTGGATTGCTGCTGGCACATACAACAAACTTTACGCTTGGGCCGAGACTGGCGCTCAATATGACATTACTCCGGCTGGCCTAACCGCTGGCCGTGAGGACGCAATATCCTTTACAGGCTACGGCGGCGCGGAGTTTGGCGCATACGCATACGGCATTGCTAGGCCCGATACTGTTAAAATTCAACCAGCGACAAACTGGGATTTAGAAACGTGGGGCGAATACTTGCTGGCGTGCAACGAAGACGATGGCAAGATTTACGAATGGCAGCTTGGCACAGGTACGCCCGCTGCGGTTTTGTCTAACGCACCGACAAGCAATCTTGGTTGCGTTGTAACTGAAGAACGCTTTTTGTTTGCGCTTGGCGCGGGTGGCAATCCCCGCAAGGTGCAGTGGTCTGACCGTGAGGATAACAATTCATGGACGCCAGCCGCTACAAACGAGGCGGGTGATCTTGAGCTAAACACGTCTGGCGCATTGATGAAGGGCGTGACTGTTGCTGGTCAAACCTTGCTGTTGACAACCCGCGATGCCCACGTTGCCAACTACATTGGCCCGCCATACGTTTACGGCATTGAGCGCGTTGGCACGTCCTGCGGGCTTGCAGCAAAGCAGGCTGCCGTTGTTGTGGATGCGGGTGCATTCTGGATGGGCGTTAATTCGTTTTACGTTTACACGGGCGGTCAGGTTCAGGAGTTGCCTTGCGACGTGTCAGATTATGTCTTCAACGACATTAACCGTGGCCAGATCAGCAAAGCGTTTGGCATGTCTAATTCCATGTTTGGCGAGATTACTTGGTTTTACCCAAGCGCGGCATCAACGGAAAACAATCGCTATGTGACGTTTAACTACACAGAAAACACATGGTACATTGGCGAGCTGGCTCGCACAGCTGGCGTTGACCGCAGCGCATTCCGCCAGCCAATGATGGCTGACCCAGCGGATTACAAAATTTACGAGCATGAGGTTGGCTTTGATTACGGCTCACTAACGCCGTTTGCTGAAAGCGGGCCTTTCCGCATTGGCGCTGGGGATCAGGTTATGAGCGTGACTGAGCTTCTGCCGGATGAAAAGTCGCAAGGTGACGTAAATGCCGTCTTTAAGACGCGCTTTTACCCAAATGGCACTGAGCGGTCATACGGGCCTTACTCCATGAGCAACCCAACATCTGTGCGGTTTACCGGGCGTCAAGTGCGGATGCGAGTTGAGGGTCAGCGTTTGTCTGATTGGCGTGTTGGCATTAATCGGCTTGAAGCTGTTGGCGGTGGCCGTCGATGACGCAGCAAAACCGTCCACCAGAGCCGCGAGACAAGGACTGGCAGACGTGGGGTCGGCGCATGATGTCGTACCTCTCGCAAACCCGTTCTGCGCTGGTTCAGCAGACTGGCGACGAAAGCGCAGCCGATGATGGCACGTTGATGTGGGACAGAGAAAACTTGTATCCTGTCGTGAGTAAAAACGGCGCGTGGGTTCAGGTTGTGTTAGAGGACGGCAATGCCAGCGGCTCAATTACAACTGACCAAACAGCTGTTGAGATAAACACAGCGTACGCTTTAACGTACACTTTATCATCATCTGATGGCATTACTAGCGGCACACCAGCCTCGCGCTTGGTATTCGAGGAAGCTGGCGAGTACATGGTTAGCTTTTCGGCGCAGATTTCGTCCACATCCAGTTCAACTGTAAACTTCTGGTTTTGGCCTCGCGTCAACGGAGTTGACCTTGCGGGTTCGACTATGAAAAATGCTTTGCATCAAAACGGCGCAACTCTTGTGGTTAGCCGATCTGCAATACTTGACCTTTCCGCTGGAGATTACTTAGAGGCCATGTGGGCAGTTGACAGCACCAGCGGTTTTCTTGATGCAACTGCGGCAACGGCGTTTGCACCCGCAGCACCAGCGTCCACTATTGCAATAACGAGGCTGCATGGATAACGAGATTAGCAGATGTCGAAAGTGGATTGAGGCCGCGTTGGAGTATTCCGGCGGCACGCACGACTTTGAAGATATTGTCGCTGGATTGCATCGTGGCGTGTTGCAGTTGTGGCCAACGCCAAAGGGGTGCATAGTAACTGAAATTGTGGTATATCCCAAAAAGAAAGTTTTGAATGTCTTTCTCGGCGGCGGTGAATTGGAGCAGATTTTGGATATGCACAGCGATGTGATAGCATGGGCTAAGGCGCAAGGCTGCTCCGCCCTAACAATGTCTGGCCGCACTGGCTGGAAGAAACCATTAAAGGCGCATGGCTGGAAAGCTCAACACGCCTCATACGTCAAGGAGTTCGCATAATGGCTGGCGGAAAAGGTGGATCAACAACCTCATCGGTTACAATCCCAGAATACATTGAGGCCGCTGCACAGCGCAACCTAAACAAAGCTGAGCGCATTTCGCAAATCGGCTATACGCCGTATTACGGTCCAGACGTTGCAGCGTTTACGCCCATGCAGCAGGCTGGCTTCCAAAACATTGCCGACACAGCCGGCGCGTTTGGTGTGTCGGGTGGGGGCATGTCCCAGCAAGACATTATGGGCGGCATGGAGCCAGCGACAACTTACGCAGGCGGCGTGCAGGGTTACTCCTCTGCCCCAATCTATGAGCAAGCCTTGCAGACATTGGGTGAGCAGCGTCCCGGCCAGAAGGCTTACATTGATAGCTTCTTTATTGATCCTTATTCCGGCGGAGTTGCTGCGAATAACTTTGCTCCGATTGATTATACGCAATATGGCACAATGGCGGATCAAGCTGCGGCTCAGCGGGCCAACGAATTGGCAATTGCTCAAACTGCCGCTGTGCCAGCTACCAACACTGGGACTGGGTTTGCCTCAAGTGAACTTTCTGCCGCTCTGCCCGGTGGTGTAAACGATCCGTTTCTTACAAGCCCAATTAGCCAAGCAATAGCAGAGGCTACGGACACGCAGCGCCCCGTAGGCGCACCAGAAACATCAATACGTCCAGTTGCTCGCCCTGACGATCTTGGCCTTATTGACCCTAGCCAGCAAGCCAGCTCAGCAATCACCACTCCAGCCGAAGGCATAACAGACACATCTACTGCCGGAACTGGCACGCAGATTCTTAATGATCTTACCGAGTTCGGCACTGGCCTTGCGAGTAATACGCTTGCAGGCAACATTCTACTCGGCCCATCGTACAATGTTGGTGGCGCAAATAACCCAATTGAAACTCCGACCATTGCAGAAATGCAGGCAAGCGCGCCTCCGGGGATGACATATCAACCGTCAACGGGTTCTTATGTTGCTGCTCCAGTTGTTACAGCTCCAGTTCAAAACAATAACAATGATAACAACAATACGGCGCATAAAGAAATGATGGCGGCCACTTCTTCCGCTCCAGTGACGTCAATTCGCCCAATCTCACGGGATGACGCCTCCGGAGGTGCAGACACAGGCGGCGGCGGTTGCGTAGTTGCAACCCACGCAGTTAATTCAGGCGCGTTTTCACCAGCCACCAAGCGCGAAGCCGTTGTGTGGTGTATGCAAGTTCTTCACGGCAAGTGGTGGGGCGAAGCAATCCGCAGAGGCTATCGTCACCTTGGCCGCAAAAAGATTGAGCAAGGCAAGGCCGCCGAACATTACCAAGAGTTTCGTAATTACATTGACTTTGCTCGCGGCAAGAAACGTACAATTAAGGGCGCTATTCACTTTGCAGCCCGCACAGCCCAATTCTTTGCAGTTGGCCTAGTAAAGAAGGATTCGTGAAATGACTCTCATGTCAAACCCGATGTTGGACCCAGTATATCGTGATTACGTTAACTCGTCCTCAACTCCAGCAGGCCAATCTCAACCAGTAAAAACATTCGGCGAGAAAATGGGCGGTCTTGGAATGAATAAGGGTGGCGGCGCCTCAGCTGCTCCGGCAGTGATGCCGAACCAACCTCAACCTACAAGCGGCGGTCTTGGAGGCGGTAAGGGCGGCGGGCTTGCTGCGAGTCCTGCAATTCCTCTTACGCCTAATGGGCAATCGCAAACCACGGCTTCAAGACTTGCCGCACAGCCTCAACCGCCAATGGCTATGTTCCCTCAGCCACAGCAAACGGCTCAACAGCCCGGTTTTAACGTAAACACCGCATCAGCAGGCGCATTGCAAGGCGCACTTGGCGCAACACAGCAGGCAATGCAAGGCCCGTTAAATGTTGGCGCGTACGCAAACCCGTACACAAGCGCAGTCATTGACCGCACTCAGCAAGACATTGAGCGCCAGCGTCAGATGGCAATGAACACGCTTGGTGCGCAGGCAACTGCGGCCAACGCATTCGGCGGGTCTCGCCAAGGTGTTGCAGAAGGAGTCCTGGCTGGCGAGTATGGTCGCATATCCGGCGATATGGCAGCGCAACAGCGTCAAGCAAACTATAGCCAAGCCTTGCAAGCCGCGATGGCTGATCGCACATCTCGTCTTGGCGCTGCGTCTCAAATGGGGCAGCTCGGCCAGCAGGCGTTCCAAACGGGTCAAACTATTCAGCAGCAACAGCAGCAAGCTGGTTTGCTTCAGCAAGGCATTCAGCAAGCGCTTATTGACGCTGCTAAAAGCCAATACGCTGGCTACACTGGCGCGCCACAGCAAGCGCTTCAAGCACCGCTGGCTGCACTTGGCGTTACGCCAACGCCGCAAACTACAACAAATTCCATGCAGCCCGGCTTGTTTAATTACTTGCAGCTCGGCGCAGGCATATTGGGTTAGAACAGGGGTCTAAAATGGTTATGAATCCAAATCAGCAAGCAAACAAGCCGCGCGGTGGCTTGCTCGGCTTATTTGATAAAGCCATGAAAACGGACGAGGACACTGGCCTTAGCCCGCTGCAAAACTTTGCTGCGGCGCTTGACCCTTTGATCCTGAAGGACTTGCGTGGCGGAGAGGGTATTCGCCAGCAAGGCGTTCAGCGTGCAGCCACTATGTCAAAAAACAAAACTGTTGACATGCTGCGCCAGCAAGGTCGGAACGACCTAGCAGACGCAGTGATGAACCGCACCATTGGCGCGAAAGAGGCGTTTAGCGTTATGCAGAGTGAAGCTGCGGCGGACAAAGCGTTTCAAAGACAAAAGGATTTGGCTGCGTTTACTGCTGGGCTTTCTACGCAAAAAGCTCCTAAAACATATGAGTTCCAAGCTGTAGTAAATGATCTTATGGCTGCAAACCCGAATATGTCCCGTTCTGAAGCATTGTCATTAGCACTGGGCAAAAACAAATCCGTAACTAATGTGCAGGTGGGAGCGGATGGCAAGCCTCAAAGCACGTTTTGGAAAAAAGTTGATGAAGATTTTGCAAAAGAGTTTCCTCAGCTTAGCGCTAGTGGATTAAGCAGTGCTGCAAGAAACGCCGCCACTATTCAAACTGTTTTGGATAAAATGGGAAATACAGAGGGTATGCAGTTAAGCGGCCCCGGACAAGCGCTTTTGGGAAGAATGGGTCGCGCATTATTCAACCCGGAGGCTGAAAACGTCAAAGGTTTAGTCGGGCAGGTTGTTCAGCAGTCTTTGCGCGAAACTCTAGGCGGACAGTTCGCTCAAAAAGAAGGGGAGGCCCTTATTCAGCGCGCTTACGATGAATCATTGCCCCCAGAAATGAACGCAGCAAGGCTTCGCGCTTTATTTATGCAGCTTCAGTCGATAGCTCAATCAAAACAAGCAATGTACGATTACGTTAAGGATCGCGGCACACTGGAGGGCTACCAAGGTCCATTGGTCGGTACGCCAACTAGAGAAGATTTCTTTGCCGTTATGCAATCGGCTGCTCCAGTTGACCAGTCTAAATTTGAGGTTAGCGGCAAGTATGATTGGAGTTCTTTTACTAGAGATCAAGCTGACGCACTGTCGGCAGCGGAGGTTGCCAGTATGAATCCAGCGGATTACGAGGCTTGGAAAAAAGCGGCGGGGTATCAATAGCGGCATGGATGAGCGTGAAAGAAAACTTCGTTTAATTGAAATTGAACGAGCTAGGGCGAAATCTGGCGCAGGAGTTCAGGTTCCTGAGCGCCAAGGTTGGATTAAAAACTGGCTAGGCACACAGCAGGGCGTTTTTGATGAGCCTCAGTCTGTTGGGGATATAGCTTTAGATGTTGCAGCCGCAACGGGAGCTGGCCTAGCGCGTGGAGCAAAAGGCATAGCGGAAACGCCAGAAGTCGCCCTGCGCGCTGCTCAACGCGGTAAAGAGGAAGTTTTTGGCCTATTAGGCGCGCCAATAAAAGATAAAACTTCAGTTTTTGACACTTACACTGGGGCGGCAATAGAGGGCGTAACAGACGCTCTTGGTCTATCCGACGCGATGCAGTACAAAAGCGAAGGCGGCCTAGGCTCAATATCTGGACCCGGCGGAGAGTTTATGGCAGCAGCGGCTACTGGACCAGCAGGCTTAATGAAGAAGGCCGCTAAACTGTACGGAGCAGGTGCCGCAAGCGAAACTGCTGGTCAGATAATGGACCCTACGGGCTACGGCGATGTGGCTAGAATTGCCACAGGCCTTGCCGCGCCATCTGCTATGTCCGCAACCCGCAGGCCTGTGAGGGATATAGATGAGCAAACTTTAAAAGACGCTCAATTTTTAAAGCAGCGTGGCGTTGACTTTGAATTTTCCGACATTACCGGGGCAACCACTGGTCGCTCCGCTGGGCGATCTTCCCAGAAGTTTAAAGATTTTACTACTGCCGTTTTGGGAACGCTTGGAAACGTGCCAAAAGGCTCAATTAAGTCGTATGCAGATGAGGTACCTCTTGCCGTAGATACTGCTAGGAAAAAGTTTTTAAACGATATGTCCGAAGCGACTTTTGGAATAGATATTGGCTTCAATCGTTTAGAGCAGTCTAAAATATCTTCCGCGATGGAAAGGTTCAATAAGTCAAAAGGGCTTACCGTTGAGGATGCTGCGCCACAGGCTACCTTAAAAAAACTGCGTAATCGGTTCTTAAACACAAAAGAGAGAATTGGTCGAGACGATTATGTTTCGTATCGGCAGGATTTAAGCAGGCTTACGACTAACTCAAATCAATCAATTAGCACTGCCGCAAATAACTTGCTATCTGTTTTGGACGAAGCTGTGGACAGGACGCTTTCCGGGACTGCTGGTCGTGAAAAGTATATTGGAACATTGGCGTCCTCAAGAAGTAAGTTGCGAGACATTTACGCTCTGGAGGCAGCGTTAAAGAAAACAGACGACGGCATAATAATGCCCAAGGACTTGAGAGACGCACTGTCTCGTCAAAATTCACGGCAGTTCAGTTTGGGCCAGCGTGGGGATATTGGTGAACTGGCTAAGGCTGGGAATAGACTTATGCCATCCACTAAACGGCAAAGCTCCGGTGTTACAGCCGCAGATTTAAGGACAATGGGTGGCACGGCTGCTGGCGTAGGCGCGCTTGCTTCACTAATACCAGCCGATTACAGTACTCAATTAGCGTTAGTTACCGCAGCAACAACGCTTTCGCCCGTTGCCGTGCGCAAAGCCATGCAAACAGAAATGGGCCAAAACTATTTAATAAATAGAGCCTTGCGCTCAGATCAAGGCAAGCAGCTGGGTGAGGATAAGGTTAGGGCCGTTATTGGTCTAATGGCGTCTGGAATATCAAGCGAAAACGAGGACCAACAATAATGGAACTTAAACCAAAATCACGCAGCGAAATTGAGGCCATTGTTCAGGACGCAATCTCAAGTGCAGTGGACTTCATTGAGAGCGAGATCAGCGATGACCGGATCAAGGCTCAGCGCTACTACGACGGCGAGGTTGATCTTGGCTATGAGGATGGACGCAGCAAGGTTGTAGCCACAAAGGTACGGGATACTGTACGTTCCGTGAAGCCAAGCCTGATGCGCATATTCCTCAGCACAGCCAAGCCCGTTGAATTTGTGCCGCGTGGCCCAGAGGACGTGGCAATGGCTGAGCAGGCCACTGAGTTTATGCACCATGAGTTCACCCGGCTGAACGGATACCGTGTCATCAATGACGCCTTCCAAGATGCGTTGGTTAAAAAGCAAGGCATCGTGAAGGCATACTGGATGACATATCCAGAGGCCGAGATTTTCACATTCACCGACCTATCCGACGATGAGTACACATATCTGGTGGACGATGACAACGTAACTGTTCTTGAGCATAGCGTTGAAATGACAATCTCAATGGATCAGATGGGTATGGAGATTGAGCTGCCCGTGCATAGCGTAAAGCTAAGCCGCCAGAAAGAAATGGGCGAGCTGTGCATTGAAAGCGTCCCGCCGGAAGAGTTCTTCATCAACCGTGATGCACGCAGCTTTAACGATGCGTATATAGTTGCGCACCGCACAGACATGCGCGCTGGCGATTTGATTGCGATGGGCTACGATCCTGACGTTGTTCTCAAGCTAGATAGCTTGGAAAGCGGGTCAGAAATGACAGAGGCAGAGGTGTATGAGCGCCGTGGCTATGACATGGATACCTCTGACGATGATGAGCAAGACCCGGCAATGCGCAACGTCACTGTGACGGAAGCGTATATGCGCATTGATGCTGACGGAACTGGCGTGCCAATTCTGCACAAGCTCACATGCGGCGGCACTGCCTATGAGTTGCTGGACGTTGAGCCATGCGATGAGTTGCCGTTTGCCAAGTTTGAAATCGACCCAGAGCCACACACATTCTACGGTCGCTCACTGGCCGAGATTGTTATGGATGACCAAGACGCCGCCACATCTGTGCTGCGCTCTATCCTTGATAACGTGGCGATGACAAACAACCCTCGCCTTGGCATCGTTGAAGGCGCAGTTAATATTGACGACGTTCTAAACAACGAGATTGGCGCAATCGTGCGTATGCGCCAGCCCGGCTCAGTTCAAGAGTTGTCTGTTCCATTTACTGCCGGGCAGACACTTGGCGCGCTGACATACCTAGATGGCCTCGTAGAGAGCAAGACAGGCGTTTCCAGAGCCTCAATGGGCCTTGACCCGGATGCAATGCAGTCAACCACAAAGGCTGCTGTGCAGGCCACTGTGCAGGCCGCAGCGGGTCAGGTTGAAGTTATGGTTCGCAACCTTGCCGATGGTATGCGTGATCTATTTGGCATCATGCTGCGCTTGATGAGCAAGAATGTTGACGAAGAGCAAATGATGCGGATGAATGGCTCGTTTGTGCCAGTTGACCCGCGCGTTTGGGATCAGTCAATGGACGTGAGCATCAACGTGGGCCTCGGCACTGGCCGTGAGGAAGAGAAGGCGATGGCTCTCAGCCAAGCCCTCCAGATGCAAACAATGGTTTACCAAACATACGGCCCGATGAATGGTTTGGTGAGTTTGACCAACATTCGCAACACGCTGGCAGATCAGCTGGCTGTTGCAGGCATACGCAACGCCGACCGTTACTTTGCGCCGATCACGCCAGAGATTGAAATGCAGATGTTGCAGATGCAGCAACAGGCACAGGCTCAGCAGGGTCAAGCCGCCGATCCAAACGCTGCGTTCTTGCAGGCTGAGCAAATGAAGGCTCAGACAAAGGCGCAGACAGACATGGCTAAGTTGCAACTTGAAATGCAGAAGGCTGCCGCAAATGATGATCTTAAACGGGATCAGATGGCGCAAGACTTGCTGGTTGATGCCGCCAAAATCTATGGCGAATACGGCACGGCGGTTGACGTTGCTCGCGTGCAGGCTGAGCAGGATAAAATGCGCATGATTGGCGGCATGGCTCAGGGAGTGCCGCAGTAATGACAACAGAAATACGCATAGAGGCCGATGAGGCACGTCGTTTGAAAAACGACACTGCATTTAAGCAGTTCATGCAGAGTGTGCGCGAAAATCAAATGCAGATTTTCGCAAGCAGTGGGGCAGCTGACGTAGCCGCCCGTGAGGAGGCGCACGCGATAATCCGTGCGCTTAACCAGATCGAAGTGAACCTTGACGCCGCGCTTGCGGCAGAGACACTTTTGGATCGCAAGCAGAGGAGATAGCACCGATGGAATCGACTACCCTAGAACAAGCCGCAGAAAGCCTGCTGGCAACCTCCGAGGAAGTATCCGCAGGAGGAGATAATCTTGACGCAGCCGTTGACGAAATTACTGAACCTAATGACGATCAGGTGGAGGAAGTTGAAGCCAGCGGTGAAGAGCAAGATGACGTTGAGGCATCCAGCGAGGATCAGGATGAGTATGATCTTGATGATGTCGAGGTTGACGACGAAGACCCTGTAGAGACTACTGAAGACACCACTGTTTTCTCCGTCAAGGTTGACGGCAAGGAAGAACAGTGGACACTGGATCAGTTAAAGCAATCTGCTGCGGGACAAGCGGCAATTAATAAGCGGTTTCAAGAAGTTGCTGAGGCGCGCAAGCAAATTCAGCAACAGGCAGCCGCATTGCAACAGCAGCAACAGCAAATCATGCAGCTGCACCAGCAAGCGCAAAACGGTGGACTGCAAGCTCCAACCCCGCCAACACGCGAGCTATTTGAAAGTGACCCAATTGGGTACATGGAAGAAAAGCTCAAGTATGACGAGGCTCACGCACAGTACGCCCAAAATATGCAGCAACTAAACCAAGTGCAGCAGCAACGGACGCAGGCTCAAGAACAGGCACGTCAAGCCTACCTTCAAGAGCAGGCAGAACTTTTGCAAAAGCACATTCCTGAATTTGCCGACCCCGATAAGGGAGACAAGCTCAAGAATAGTTTAGTCCAAACTGGCGTTCAATACGGCTTTACGGAGCAAGAAATGGCGGCGGTTACAGACTCACGTTATGTGCGGGCATTAAATGATGCGCGCAAGTATCGCGAGCTGGTTGCGAAGCGCAAGTCAGTACAGGCCAAAGGCGAGAAAGCCCGGCCAGTGGTTAAAGCTGGAGCGAAAAAGCGAAATGATGGCAACGCTGCAACTCGTAACAAAGCGAAAACTCGCTTGCAGAAAACTGGCTCAATCGACGACGCATTGAGCTTGATCTTAAATCAGTAAGTCTTTGAAAGGACACACTAATGGCACAGCCAGCAAACACATTCGACAGCTATGATTCTGTCGGCATCCGTGAAGACCTCAGCAATGTTATCCATAACATTTCACCAGAGGAAACTCCATTTTACAGCAAGTCTGCTAAAAAATCTGCCAAAAACACTTTGGTAGAGTGGCAGACAGATAGCCTTCGCGCTTCCGCTGCAAACGCTCACATTGAGGGTGACGCAACAGCAGGCGAAGCTCGCTCTGCAACAACACGTCTCGGCAACTACACACAAATCTTCAAAAACGCTGTTGTCGTTCCAGACACAGACGAAGGCTTGGACAAAGCTGGTCGTGCAAAAGAAGTTGCATACCAAACTTTGAAAATCGCCAAAGAGCAAAAATTGGACATCGAAAAAGCACTTTTCGACAACAATGCTCGCGCTGCTGGTAACTCCACCACAGCTCGTGAACTTGCTGGCGCTCCTGCATGGATCACCACCAACACTGACTTTGTGACTGGCGGTACAACAGATGGTGCAGACCCAACTGGCGACGGTACAGACGCTCGTACAGACGCAGTTGGATCATTGACAGCGTTCTCTCAAGCGAAGTTCGACGGCGTTATGCAGTCCATCTGGGAAGAAGGCGGCAAGCCAGACACAGTTTACTTGTCTGCTTTCCAAATGAATGTAGCTCTGGGCTTCACAGGTAACAACAACCAGCGTTCAGCAGTTCAAGCTGGCGATGAGCGTGTTATCAAATCCTTGGCAGTATATGTAACCCCTTGGGGAAGCGTAGAATTTATGCCAAGCCGTGAGAACCGTTCGCGCGACGTATTCATCATGCAAGATGATATGTGGGAAATCGCATCCCTGCGCGGCACAAAGAACGTAGCTTTGGCAAAAACTGGCGACAACACTACTCGCCAAGTTGTGACAGAGCTTACACTTTGCGCCAAAAACGAAGCTGCCAACGGCGGCATCTTCGACAACACAACTTCTTAATTGTGTAAATTGGGGGCGGCCTGTGTCGCCCCCTTTCACCATCTGGAGGCTTAAATGAAAAAAGTTATTGTGAATGCTCTGAAAATGAAGTGCAGCAAAGGCCGGATTGAGAAGGGCGAAACAGTTATTCTCTCCGACGAAGAAATTGAGAAAATCACCAAAATTCGCCCAGCTATCTTAACTGTGCTGGAAGACGTAAAGCCAGTGGCCGCTGCGCCCGCTAAACCCGCAAAAACTAATGGCGCAAAGGTTGCCAAAAAGCCAACTAAAAGGTCGATCAATGTTAAAAGCAAATCACTCAACTAAGGTCTCTGAAAAGTTTACCGTTGACGATGATAAAATTATTATCAAGAAAACCTTTGACGCATCCCACATGCTTAAGGACGCGGCACAAGCGCGTGAGGTAACGCAGAATAGCTTTGGCTCGGATTACAAGCATGTGGGCAACGTAGACATGGGTTTGCTGGCCATATGGCTTAAAGAGTCAGGCGTGTCTTGGACTGATACACAAGCGGTCAAAGATGTGTTAAAACGTAAGTTGGCAAGCAACGAATTTAGCGCCCTTCGGGTCTGGGAAGGCAGTTACTAAAATGGAAATGGACGCGATCTTGAATATACTTTTTGCGGTTGTCATCGGCGGACTTGGCTGGTGGCTGAAGACGCAGCGGGAAGAGCTGGATCGCCTCCGCATTTTACTTAACCGCAGCCGTGAGGAAATGGCGAAAGAGTATGTGACCAAGACTGACAGCAATCAAGTTCTCTTGCAGATTATGAATAAGTTTGATCGGCTTGAAGAAAAAATTGACAGATTGATGGAGAAATAGATTGCTCTGCGCGCTGGTCTTTGTGAGCTTCGGACACGCATGGGTGCAGGGCGTAGGCAATGTTCTAGTAAAGTCGTGTTACTACAATTGCGGCAGTAAGAAGATAACAAAGGCGCAGTGGTATGACCGCAAGTATAGCGTGCCTCCGCATTATGTTTGCCCAGTGAGGTTTGCTGAAGCATGATTGATCCGTTTACAGCTTTTGCCGCAGCGCAGACTGCCGTATCTGCCATCAAGAAGGGTATCCAGCTCGGCAAAGACATTGGCGGCATATCCAATGACTTGGCCAAATTTGCTGGCGCGTTTTCAGACTTAGAGTTTGCGCATAAGTCGGCGGAAAACCAGCCGTGGTACGCCGTGTTATTTGGCGGCAGTGGACCCAGTGCGATGGACATATTTGCAAAAAAGAAACAGGCGGAGGCTCTGCGTGCGGATATTAAGCAATATATTCAGTTCGGCTACGGCCAGTCGGCTTGGCAAGAACTCCTGCGCATCGAAGCCCAAGTGCGCAAGGATCGTCAGAAAACTCTATATCGCAAGGCGGAGATTAAGCAGGCGATTATCGAGTGGACTCTGGGCATTTTGGTGGTGGTATCAGGCGTTGGTGTCCTCGGCGTGGGCATTTATTATCTCGGCAAAAAACAAGGGAAATGGTAATGGCACACACAATACTTGATAACTGGAAGGTTCTGCCACGCTTGATGATGCTGGCGGTCACTGTGCTGACGTATCAGGCGGTGCATTGGTTCATGTCGCTACCTGATCCCAGCGTTGCCCAGTCAGGGCTTGTGAGCGTCTGTATGGGCGCTCTCACAGGGTGCTTTGGCATCTGGATGGGTAAGGAGCAGGCAAAATGATTGGTCAAATTATAGGATCACTCGGCGGCTTAGCTGCGAGCTACATTGACG